CGAAGTTGCGGAAGTTCGAGCGCGGAGCCTTCACGTTTGAGCCCGTTGAGGATGGCTGTTTCTGCCTGCGGCAGACTGGTAAAGCTGGCGCGCTCATACAGCCAGATGAGCACTAAGCTGCGGATCTCGGACGGCTCCATAATCAGTTGGGCGATGTGTTAGGGTGATGTGCCGCCGCCATGCCCGCGAGTTTGCCGATGTGGCTCTTCATGTCGGCATGGGCGGCGTGAAATTCTTTGGTAAGGCCCTGAAGAGCGCTGGTAATTTCCTGTCTGAATTCCCGCTGAGCTTCCCTCAGTTCGCGCTTCGCCTCCTTCAGCTCCTCTTTGCTGGCGAGGTCTGCGGCTTCCGCTTTGGCTTCCGTCTTTCGGTCGGTTCGCGAATAGCTGCGCAGCTTCATCACGTTCACCACGATGCTCAGCAGAAAAGCGCCGCCGCCCAGAATGATCAACACTGCCGTCCCCGCGGTGATGCCGGTGCCTTCCATTACATGGTCGGAAGCGACGGCCCCGGCAAAGAGCGGAGCGGCTGAGGAAAAATCGAAGGATGCGGCGGGCGTCATGTGCCGGACCTCTAACCCGGCTCCCGAATTCCGCAGGACACCCGCGCTCTCCACGCACCGGCACAAAAAAGCCCCCGCGGCGCAAAACCGGCGGGGGCTTGGAGAAATGGTTGCGGAGGCTGGATTCGAACCAGCGGCCTCAAGGTTATGAGCCTTGCGCGCTGCCGGGCTGCGCGACCCCGCGGCCCATGCTTTACCTCAACACAGCAGTCTTGTCAATGCTTCGCCCGCCAGCCACGCCAGCCCGCCCCAAAACAGCAGCGCCTTCCAGAATGCAGCGTCCAGCGTCACGCCTGACTTCGCAGATCGCGGCATTGCTTTGCTGCTCAGTAACCGGTGTCGTATCATGCCCGGGGAGTTTTGCCAGTGAGCAGCGCGATCAACAGCCCGCAGAGGATCGCCAGCCCGCTGATGATAAGTGCCACCATTTGCTTATGCTGGCCGTCCAGATTGGCCACGCCATTCAGCGTCGTGGCCATGGTCAGGGAATAGATCAGCCCGCCGGCTCCGCCTAATACCAGCAACCCGCCAAAGAGAGGCGCGGCGCTGGCCTGTATATCCGCAGCGGCATCCTGAGGGAGTGAGGGCGAGGCCGCGGCAACCGGTTCCATGCGTGCTGGGCCTTTCAGTTCTGCAGCCGCCAGCGCTTCCTGCGCTTCGCAGGCCGGTCCTGACCAGAACTGCTTCCAATAGAGGCTGTGGGGATGGGACAAATATTCCACCCGCCACAGATCAGCACAGAGCAGCGGGCGCGCGATGCGCATGGTATGCGCGCCATTGAGCAGCGTGCGCAACTTCTCGGCTTCCGCCACTGTTGCCAGCGTCCTCACTGGCTGCCAGCCCGTGTGGTCGGAGTTGAGGGTTTCGAGGAGAATGGGCATGAGTTTCATTTTGTGGCAGGCGGGGGGAGTGGGGGTGCTTCCTTCGCAGAGCGAGACAGCGACTCCACACACGACTTGAATACGAAGATGGAAAAGGCCAACGCCAGCACGGACAGCAGCGCGCATCCGGTAAGACCTCCGGCAAAGGCTGGCAGACATCCGCTGCCGCGCGGCTGCATCATGATTTGAGCGGGGCCGGGGACAGGCACATACACCGGCTGCGGTTGAGGCGGCAGAGGAGCCGGCTGCACTGGCGGGGCCGGGCGTGCTGCCTCGCGCCAGACGAATCCATCCTGGTCACACAGCCATGAAGCGGTGTGCCATGCGTGCTCTCCTTCCCGCCGGGCCTGACAATGCAGCGGCAGCGCCCCGCAGCGCACCGCCTCGGCAATTTCCAGTGCATCATGCGGCCCGGTTTCCTCACAACCGTTGAGGCGTAAATAGTAGCGAGGGTTCATTTTTTGCAGGCAGCTTGGGTTTGGAGATGTTCAGCAAAGAGTTTAAGCAGCATCTCTGCTTTTTCCAGCGCAGACGCATCGCCGCCGCGGGCCTGAGTGATGAAGTCCATACAGAACTCCAGCGCCAGCGCCGGATTCTTGGAAATGGTTAGGGAAAACACCTCTGCGAGATCACGCCTAACAATGTATTCGATAGGCTCTTCCTTCAAATGCGACTGGAGAGGCTTGAGCAGGGATTGCAGCTCAGACAGGGTTTTAGCGTGAGGTATGGAGCCGTCCAGCCAACGCTTCACCGTACTGCTGTTTGTCCGCATGTGACGCGCCAGATCGGCCTGAGTCCAGCTTCGTTCAGTCATGCGCTCCTGAAGCCAGAGGGGGAAAGTTTCGCGATTCATAAAAATTGTTCTTGCGTTGTGAAAGGTTGTGTGCCAAGGTGGGTCCACAAGATACGAAACCAAATGAAACGTTTGCGCAAGAAGTTTATTCACCTCCGACGCCCGCCCGGTCCGGCTCCAAGCTGGCAAAAGTTTGCAGCGTCGGACCTTGGACTTTCACGCAGTTATATTAGTCAGCTGGCGAGAGGGAAGCGCCAGAGCCCGTCAGCATTGGCCGCGCTCAATGAGTGGAAGGCTCGCCACCTGAGCAAAGTTGGTTAGTCTTTTTTTGCCTTCGAGTTTCGCAACGCATGAACACAACATCCAACATTCTGTTAAAGCACAGCCTCCAAGCGGGTCTAGCCGCGGAACTGCTGAAAAGCCTTCCGCGCCCGGCGCTGTCCGGGGCGGCGATTTCATTCCTCGAATGGCACACCACACGTCCGACTTATGAAACAGCCATACTGCTGGCTCTGATAGAAGGTCGGCTCAGTGCGCACATAGCTGAAGATGCGGAATCGCCAATGGCGCCGGAAATGCTGCGCAGCGAATTCATGCGGCTGCATGCCGAGATGACAAAGCTTCGCAGAAAGTTTGGCATCGCCGCCCCCCGCCGCTGCAACCCCCGCCGTGCAACTAAATCCAAACAGAAAGGAGCGCGGTCATGAGCTTCACCACCGGTCAACAACTGTGGCATGTGGATTCGGATGTGGTGTACCCAAGCACCTATGTTACAGATGCCGGCGGCGGCATGCACAAGGTGCTACGGACTCTGTATGTGTCCGGGGACCACATAGAGACGTGGGCCTTCACCAGAGAGCTGCATACCACTGAGCTGGACGCGCGCCGTGCGCAGGTGCGCAACCTGAAGAGCCGTCTGGCGCTTGCCCGCTGGGCACTGCGCAAGGCCCGCAAGGAGGCTGCCGCCGCCCGCCCCCGCAAAGTGAAAACACAACCTGCAACCTAACCATTCGACGAATGAACAAAGTAATTAACATAGCCCTGTCAAAGACCGATATCCACCCGCTGCTGGAACAGGCAGCCATGCTGGAAGATGCCATTGATTACCTCCGCAAAAACCGGGACGCCGATAAGGCAGAGCTGGAAGAAAAGGAAATGGAGGAAAGTGCGCTGGAGGAAAGCATTCGGCAGGATGGCATCCGCGAGGCACTGTATGGAGTGCGCCGGGGAGACCGCTGGCTGATCTGTGATGGACGGCACCGCCGGCACTACGCGCTCAGACACGGGCACACAGAGGCTCCGCTGATTGAAGTGCCGGAGAGTCAGGCCCGCGAGATCATCCTGCGTCAGAATGCGCATCGCCGCCGGCAGTCCAAGGGGCAGATCGCATGGCTGGCGGTGTGTGTCACGCCGGAAGTGGTGGAGAGCCGCCCGGGGGGGGATTCCGATAAATCGGAATGCCTAACCCGCACCGCTCTGGCCGCGCAAGTAGGCGTATCGGCAGACAGCATAGATCAGGCCTGCAAGCTGTATAAGCTGGTGGCGAAGTCAAAGAAGGCGCGAGCCGCCGTGGAGGCGCAGATTGCCGCGGGCTGCGGGCTTGGCGGAGTGATCGCCGGGCTGGCTGGCAGCCCGAAGTCAGAGAATGCCCCGCCGCCGAAGCGCCCGGCCTCCAGCCTGACGGGCTTCACCAAAACGCTCGGCACCTTTAAGACGCAGTTCAAAGAACTGCCGCAGTGGACGCCCGAGCAACAGGAGCTGGCACAGGGGGCGTGGATTGAATGGCTTGGCGCCGACAACGGAGCCCGCGCCTTCTTCGAGTCCGTCATCAAAAGCCTCTAACCCCGGAAAATGACCGCCGTGCAGAAAGCTCAGAAACTCGAATTGATCCGCGCGTGCATCGCGGCGGGCGGAGACGCTCAGGAATGCTGCCTGCGGCATGGCGTGCCGCGGGGCACGTATTACCGCTGGGCCGCAAAGGAGAGCACGGGCGGACTGGCGGCGCTGCATGATGGCAAGAGCACAGGCCGCCCGGCGGCATTGGAGCTAACTCAGGAGGAAGCCAGCGGACTCACCGCATGGTGCGCGCTCAAGAAGAATCAGGAGTCCGGGCTCAAGGCATGGCTGGATGACAGCGCCGCCCCGGTAGCGCAGCGGCTCCATCCAGAGCTGGCCCCGGCGAGGCCAGAGACGATAGAGGGACTGCGCCGCATCCTTGTGAGCGGGAAGCGCAGCTACCCCATCACCGTGCGTCGCGCGATGCAGGTGAGCCGGAACATCAGCACGGCACTCAACGGCGGCCATGCCCCGCTGACCGTAAAGGCCAGCGCCCGGCGCGCCATGATCTGGGTGGATGAAGACGGCGAGATGCATCATGTCGCTGCCGGCCACATCTTCAGCTCCGATGACATGAGCCACAACGAGCCGTTCCGTTACTGGGATGCTGCGCAGGGCAGGGAGAGCGTTGGCAGACAGGCGCTCATTACCTGCGACCTCTACAGCCATGCGGTGTTAGGCGAGACGCTCATTGGCCGCCGCAAGGATGCCTACCGGGTCGAGGACATCGCCAGTCATGTGCGCGATGTGATCGCCACCGCCGGGCTGCCGCTCATGTGGAGATTCGAGCGGGGCGTGTGGGATAACAATTACCTCTACGGCCTCAAGCCCAAGCCGTCGTGGATGCTGCCTGCGGACATGGTGTTCGGCGCGCTCGACGGCGTGCTCTTCCGCTGCCGCCAGAAATTCAGCCCTCGGGGCAAGAGCGAGATCGAGGGTGCATTTAAGCTCTATCAGCAGCTCTGCCGGGCGCGATTCACCGGGCTGGGCAATGTGCGCGGCGAGTTCTTCTACACGGCGCGGCTCTATCGCCAGGCCATCGAAGGCAACGCAGAGGCCCTGCGCAAGTTCTGGACGATGGTCGAGGCGCAGAATGCCCATGCCGAGGCGATTGCGGAGTACCACGCCACGCCACAAACGCGCCGCGCGCTGGGCAATGTGCCCACGACGCCCGCCGAGGCATGGGGCGCGCCTCAGCGCCGGGCGGTGCCCCCGTCGGAAGCATGGAGGCTGCTCCCGGTGAAGGCCGCCGGGGCGGTGAGGAATGGCGTGTATGAATGCAAAGTCGAGCATTGGCCGGTGAGTTTCCGGTTCCTCGTGCATGGTACGCCGGGCTTGCCCACGCTGGACTATGGGCATCGAGTGTTTGCCGCGTTCGATCCGGCGAATCCGGGCGCTGGCTGCCACCTTTTCAATGCAGAGCTGAAGGAAGGTCGCAGTGTGGAGCATGGCCGCCGGGTGAACCGCGAGGGCTTCCGCCTGCTGGAGCCGCTGGGCCTCGCCGCCCACTGGGCCGATGTGCCTCAAGAGAACCTCAGTGCCGTCGCTTCCGACTACGATCCCCAGCGCATGGCCGCCGCCGCCCTGCGCAGCGAGTTCCGCGCCGTCTTTCCGCAGGGCGCGGCTGCCAGTCTCTCGCGGCGCAGTCGCTTCACCGACGCCGCCGGGCGCGCCCATCACGCCGGGCCGATGGTCCCGCGCGAAGACGCCGCAACCGCCCCGCAACCGGCCCGCGAAGAGCCCGCGGAAACCCCGGCCCCGCGCCGCGCCCCGGCCTCGGCTCCAGCCCCCGACCTCGTCACTCTCCACCGCCGCGCGCTCGCTGCCCGCATGGCGGAGGACTCCAAACAACTGGCAGCGACCTAACAACAAAATACCCAGCGAAACATGAACCCAAAACAACACCTCACCGAACTCAGCGAGATGATCAACGCGATGATCTCCAATGAGGCCTCTGGCAATGCGCCAGGCAAAATAATCACCCGGGCGGCCTATGCGGCTTCGGATGTGCAGGATCATCCGGCCGAAGCCTTTGCGGGCGCATTCGAAGCCATCGGGGCCGCGTCGCCCGAGGCTCAGCAATTCTTCTACTGCGCCATGCTCACCGGCCTGATCTCAATCCTTCAGTCCTGATTCCACCAAAACCAACATACCCAGCGAACCATGAATAACGTATCCGCATTCCTCTTTGGAAACACTGTCGCCGCCCTGCCTCCCATTGAGCCCATCCCGGCCCCGACTGAAGGCCAGCCGCCCGCCCGCCTGATCTTTACCCAGCACACCACCACCACGGTGCGTAAAACGACGCTGTCTTTTGAGAGGAAGCCGGGCGTTACGCCGCCTAAGCCTCCGGGGGGAGGTGCTGCGCAGAAGGCTAAGGTTAAGACGGCATTGCTCTCAACTCCCGAAGTCGTGATGGTACACCTCAAGTCAGGACAGTTCGAGCGAGAGATGGATGGACAGCGGCGCACTTGGATGTTGATCCTTCCTCCGGACGATATGCCCTCCGAGTGCAACGGGATCGCCCGGTTCTACCAGAGCGCGCCGGAAACGGCGGAAGTGCACATCTACGGCCCCGGCCCGGCAACAGGCAGGCTGCGCTACGTGGGCATGGCGCTATTGAAACAGGAGGCCGCGGAGGCCGCGGAGAAAGATCCCGGTGAGATGACTCAGGAGGAACTGGCCGCCTATATTGACGCCAATGCTCTGCCATACCAGTGGCGGTGTAATTGCACGCCCTGCAAGTCGGGTCGGCTTGCCGGGCCGAATCCGCGGGAAGCGGATTGGGAGCGAGGACGAGTGAAGGCATCGGATACCGTCCGTTTCCGAGACCGGAACGCGGAGATTCGCCTGATCCCCGGAGACATGAAGGCGGCGGCCATGCGTCAGGCCGGGGGAGAGTTGACGCAGAAAAAATTGGCGGAACTCATAGACACATGGGGGCTGGATTTTGAAGTCGCCTGTAACTGCGAGGTGTGCAGCGGCACGTTTTGGAACCGCCCGATGCCCGGCAAGTCTGTCCGTGACTACTTCGGGAAATACTTACTCAAACTCAAAGCCTAACCATTCTCGGGAGGAACCCAATATGAGTGCATCTACTGCGAACCCGGAGAGCCGTCTGGCCGAACTGGCTCATGATATTGAACGCTGGCGCAAAGCCCGGGGATGGAGCCGCAACCAGCTCTGCCGCAACATCAGCGGCATCAACGATAAGACCTTCGCACGCATCCTTGCGCAGGATTTCACGGAGCTGAAAGCCGAGAACCACCTTGCGAGGTATGAAGCCGCGCGAGTGGAGTGCGACCGCTTTGACCTGAGGGTGAACAAAGAGGACATCCTCGCCGATCTCGCCCCCACTGCCGCCATTCTGGAGGCCTGCCAGAGTATCAAGCTCAATACGAATAACGACCGCGTTCTCCTGATCGAAAGCGAAGGCGGCGGAGGCAAGACAGAGGGCCTGCGCTATGCGGCCCTCAAGATAGATGGCGCGGTCTATGTGGCGGCTGATCCCCGCTGGCAGACGCTGCGGGGCGCGGCGGGGGCTATCCTGACGGCGCTGGGCATTACGGAGGAGGATATGCCGGTAAGTGCCGGAGACCGCCTCACGATGATCTACAGCCGCCTGAAGGCCCGGCCCGTTCTCTTGCTCATAGATGAATATCACGAAGCCGGTGCCGATGTACATAACCTCGTGAAGGGCATCATCAATCATACTCCGGGCTGGGTGGCACTGGCCGCGGCGTCCAGCGTCTGGACGCAAGTGCAGGCGAAGAGCTGGGCCATCCTGCGGCAGATTATCCACAACCGTATGGATCTTCGTCTTGCCCTGCCAGCGCCGGATGCCGAGAACGTGGAGCGGTATTTGGCCCAACGGCTGAGCCTTAAGCCGCCCACGGAAAAGCAGCCGGGGTCAGAGCAATGGGATGCGGCCTTTGCGGCGGTGGTGCTGCACGCCCGGGAACACGGCCTGTGGGCCTTCGTGCGCAAGGTAGCCAAAGCCGCCGCCATGCAGGCGCAAGTGCGCGGCAAAGAAGAGACCGCGGCTCCCGCCGAAATCACCGCAGCCGTAGCAGCGGTGCTCAAGAACACTGCCGGCCTCTCCAAGCGGCTCCATTCCACCCTCCCGGCACAGGGGCCTGACGCCCCCTATCCGCAGGCCGCCTAACCCCTAAAAACCGCCCATTTTTACTATGAGTGCTTTTTTGATGCCGGATCAGGCCAAAAAAACCCCGCCGCGGAATGCCGCGGAGGGGGTAGAACGCGCCGGAAGCGATTCCGAGGGTGGATACAGCCAAAACGGGGCACCCCCCCCGCAAATCGCCCCAGAATACGTTTTCAACAGGCCGCGTCCGCTGTTCGATTTTCGCGAGCCGCTGAAGGTGCCCGTGCCTCGCGACTTTTACGATGCCTGGCTGGCCCTTCCGCTGCCTTCTTGGGAGCCGGTGGTGGCGGCGATGCGCTATGACTATAACCCAGGCTGCTGGCCGATGGCCTTCCTGGAGTTGCGCAATGGCCACAAGCTCGCCATCAAGGCGACACGCATTTATGTGGACGATGCCCGGGGGGAGCTGGCTATCCAAGCGCCCCTGCCCAGCCTTGCGCCGGAATGTGCCACCCCCCGCAATGCCTGGAAGCTCCAGCCCGTCTGGGCCTTCCGCAATGTGCCCGGCGGTAGCGGCCCCGACTATGCCGAGCTGGTGATTCAGGGCCGCAGACTCGTGCAGATCAGCGATGAAGGCATTCTCGTGTGGGACTCCCCGGAGGATCTGAGCGTTGCCGGGGCTGTGCCCATCGCGAACCTGCTGTTTAGCGACACTAACGGGGAGGGCTTGGTATGAACGAACTGGGCTTTCTTTTTTATCTGCCGTCCAATGTGCTGAAGAGGTTATTCGAGCAAAAATGCCGTAGCCAGTATGTGTTTCGCATCAGCCGCCGATACACCCGATTTTGCGACACTATATCCCCCGAACAACCCCACCTATTATAATACCATGCCCGCCAAACCCAAAATTACCGCTCCCCTTGCCGAAGACTTGACTCCGCTCTCTCCTGAAGCAGCCGCCCTTGTGGAGGCCTGGCTGACTGCCAGCCGCGCGGCGAAAGCCGCTGCTGACATCAAGAAGAACCTCGAAGCCTCCATGCTGGCGCTCATACAGACGCACAAGCTGATCAAGGTGCCCGCTGCCGTGATCTCCCTCGGAGAGAGCGTGTCCTATGACTACCCCGCCGAGATCGCGGCCCTCGACAGCCTGAGCGCAGCGCTCAAGAAGGCAGCGAAAGCCGATGGCAGCGCCAGCCGTGAGAGCAAGGAAATCGTGACCGTCGAAGACTTCCAGCAGGCAGTTGATCCGGAAGCGACGGCACAACCGGCGGTGCTGCATGGCCTCAAGAGATGGCTCAGCAGCCTGTTTAAGAAACCAGCCGCCTGATCGCCATGCCCTTCCTGATCCAACTTTATGGAGGCACTGCCGATGGACAGGTGCTTACCTTCCCCTCCGAGCCCGCAGCCGAACTGTGCTACAACGATGTATGGTATGAGCGGGCGGGAGACGTGCCTCCGCAGGCACCCTGCGGGCCAGAGCAGATCGAAGACGGCATCAAGTTCAAAGGTCACGCGGCACTCCCCGCCATGCCCCGGTATGCCATGCGCGGTATGAAACTCCTGTTGCCAGCCTAGCCATGAACGCGCCACGATTCTACCAACTGCGCCAGCCCGGTGAACGTCCGCGGCCCGCGGCAGCGCCGCGCCCGGCGGCGGCTCTGCCGCTCCCCGGCGGCATGGCCGCGCCGCATCGGGCCTTTGTGCCCGGGATCGGGGGAGCGCCAATCCCAGAGCAAGTCTCTTCTTCTCCCGCGCTCTCTGTCTCTCCTTCTTTGCAGACAGAGGGACAGAGGGACGGGGAGAGGGGGAGAGGCGGTCACCATTACCCAACAACCACCACCCAGCTCCTTGGCTCCAAAGAGCGTCAGGCGCTGGGCGCTCTGGCCGCCCGGGCATGGAAGGTCGCACTGGCCGCAGATCCCGGACTGCGCGAGGTCTATGCCACCGCCACAGAGGCGCAGAATGACTGGCGGCACAGCCAGATCGGGTTTGCCACGCGCGAGCATCCTGCCGGGCGCATCCGCGCCATCAGCCAGGCGACGCGTGCCCATTATAAGGACATCGAGGCACACTTCCTCATGCTCTGCGGCGATGCCGCCCCGGCATTTACCGCCGCGATGGAGACGGGCTTCGATAAGTGCGGCGATCTGCGGGCGGACAGCAAGCAGGCGGGGTTCGCGCTCAAGCAATTGAACGAGGCCATGACGAAAGCCGGGTTGCATCCTAACTATCTACTGGCCATCGCCGCAAACAAGTTCCCCGGGCAGAAGACCCTCAACCGTAAGCAACTCTGGCAGTTGGTTTACACCATCAGGAATCGCGTGAGTGCCAAAACCGGCAAGGGCAGCCCGGAGACGCGCAACAAGAGCCAGCGCCGCAACCGACTGGGCGCCATAGCCGCACAAACCCCGCAGTCTTTGCCCAAGCCGCAATGGCAGGGTGAGCATGAAGAAAACGAACCGTTCTAACATGAACACGGCACCCGGCGAAATCAAAACCTTGAAGGCAGAGCTGCCGCAGAGCGGCGGCGCGGCCCCTGTGCCGGTGAAGCTGCTGGCGGGCCGCAATGCGGATGGGTCGCCCCGGTATGTCACCGCGCAGATCCCGCGCGATGCCTTGCCCAAGGTCGGAGTGGTGGAATTGAAGCTCGCCGCCGATGGCACCGTGATTCCCGTCTGGGATTCCTGGAGCCCGCGCATTCGCCTCACGAAAGACATCGGGGAACGCCTCAAGCTGGATGTGAGCTGGTTCACCATCCGAGTGTGGATGAAGGCGGGCTTTGTACGAGGGGAAGTCATGGGCAACGTCACATGGCTCGACATTGGCAGCCTGCGGCAGTTCATGCGCGATTGCAGTGCGAGCGCCGAGACCAGCTTTTGGACGCCCGAGCGCTGGCAGCAGCTCAAAGATGCCTATGATGAGGTCCATGCCAGCGGCCTGCGCCCGCGCCGCATTGGTGGCAGTAAGCCAGGGGTTGCCCGCGTGGAGGCTGGCGAGGATGACATGCATGAGGATGAAGACGGCATCCCCGATGCCGCCGATGACTATGAGGAAGCTGAGCAATTTGAATTTCCCTTCGCGGCAGAGCCCGCCGCTTAAATATGAACTCCGAATCGAACTGGAACACACTACAAAGCCTCAAAGCGATGAGGGATGATCCCGCCGCCTCCGCTCAGGAGAGGGAAACCGCAGGCCGTCTTTTGGCAGAGCGTCTCCGCAAAGCGGGGCTGACAGAGGCTCAGATGAATGGCGATGCGCCGCGGGATGTGCCCTTTATTGTCAGCACTGAAAATCTGGCGCAAAAACTTTGGCTGCGCATCGCCTGCTGGCTGCTGAAACAAAATCCGCTGAAGCTGCGGGGACGCAGGAAAGCCGGTCGAGGATTGGAGGAATGGACGCTCAGTGTGACCATCGCTCAAGAGATGGACATTGTGGATGCCACCCGGCATTACATGGCCATACTACAACAGGAGCTGGCGAAAATAGAAGAGCGGCGAAAGTTTGTGAAAGCGGAGGCGCGCCGAGTGCAGCGGGAGAATGAACGCCGGTTCAAAAAAAGGCTGGACGGAATAAGCCTTGAACGCGAAGCGCTGCTGGTAGCGATGGCCGCCCGCTATGGCTTGGATGTGCCGGACTCTGGCAAGTCAGGCCGCAGAATGACAGACGATGAATTTGCCGCGGCTCAACAGGCGTTGAACCGCCTTCCGGAGAATGACTGGAAGCGCAAACTCTCCGGCGATGGACAGCGCGCGCTGGGCAATGGCAGCGAAGAACAATTCAAGCTGGAGAACTGAAATGACAGTGCAGATGACAAACCGCGGCAGCTTACTGATGTGGGTTACGGAGTTGCCCGTGCGCAGCTTCACCCGCAACGGCAGCAGGCCAATGCGCAGCCGGGGCGAGCGGCTGGTAGCGCTGGCGGCCAAAGCTTTCCGGCTGTCGCCGGAGGCTATGACGGATGCCCGGAGGTTTGCCCGTCAGACTCAGGCGAGGGCGGCGGTCGTATGGGCCTTGCGGCAAAACGAGCCGGTAATGTCGTTTGAGAGCATCGCCGCGCTGCTGGGCCGCACAGACCACGGCACGGCACGGCACCTGTTGCAACGGGCAGAGGACTTGCGGGCCGCCGATCCCGACTTCCGCGCGATCACGGAATATCTCAGCGCTCAACCATGATGGACACGAGAAAAACTCTAATCATTCACGCCCGGAAAATCGGCAAGAGCAACACGGATGCCTTCGCCACGAATGCGCGCGATCTGAGCCGCCCGCGCTGCCTCCAGTGTGGCGAGCCCGCCACTCTGAAAGCTCTTTACTGCCCGGGCTGCTGGGCATCGCTCAAAGTCAAATACCCGGACCTTCACCATGCCGACTAACGAAACGCCAGCCCAGACCGAATGCCGGGCCATGCACCGCGCCTACTGCGAGGGCAGCGGGATGCCGCTCCCCTGGAATATGCAGCGGGAATATGCATGGATGCAGCTGCATCAGGCCGGCTACCGCGCCGACGATGTGAGCGATCTGCTGAAGCATCTGCTCAAGGGCATCGCGAGACAGGAGCGGAACCGCGGGGCACTCAAATTCAGCAACTTCACTGCGCTGGACCGGTTCGAGGAGGATCTGATGTTGTTCCGCAGCAGGGTGAAGGCCCCGGCCCCAAGCCGCATTCCCTCCATGCCGTCCGGGCCAGCAGTGGACTACCGCAAGGTGGGTCAGAAACACGAGCCGGTGACGGCTGAGGAGGTGAGGGCGGCGGCAACGCTGCTCAAAAGCCGCGCCGCAGTGATGACAGAGAAAGGATTTGAAGACTAACGCCATGGCCCTAATTCAACCCAACCAGCAGGTATCCGCGCTGATCGCGGGAAAGTCTATCGTCACGCGGGAAGTATTCCAGCAAATGCTGCCGGAGTTGCAACTGCACGCGTTCACCATCGCCGGGATCGAATGCATGGACACGCTGCAAACCATCCGCGACCGCATCGCGGATCTGCCGCTGGGAGGCGACTGGGATACGATCAAGAAGGAGATCGCGGCGGACATGGGGCCATGGTTTGACACTGAGGCGGCGGCACAGGCCCGGGCTGAGCTGCTGCTGAGGCTGCATGGCTTTCAGGCATACAGCGCGGGGAATCACCGGGCCATTAAGGCTCACGAAGACGTGTTTCCATTTTGCCAGTATGTATGCACCATGGATGGACGGGAGCGGGATACGCACGCGGCGCTGCACGGCAAAGTGCTGCCCACGAATCACCCGTTTTGGGAAACGCATACCGGACCTTGGGAGTGGGGCTGCCGGTGTGAGAAGGTAGCCATTACCCGGGAAGAGGCCGAGGAGATGGGCGCGGAGGATTTGTCAGGCAGCACTCTGCCGGAGAATGTGCGCGTGCTGGATGCCGAAGCGCTGGCCCGGCTGGAGACCGGGTATCTCTTTACCGGACGCCCCGATTCACGCGGCGGGCACAAGCGCGGCGCTGCCGTCATGTTCGACGTGCGCACGCCAAAGGAACGCGGAGAGAGCGAATTCGAATTCCGCGCCGGGGATGTGGGCATGAAGCTGTCGGACATCGAGGCGCGGTATGATGCGCCGGTGTGGGAGGCGTGGAAGGGCTGGGCTCAACATTGCACGATGGAGGATGGGAGAACTGTATGGGCGGCCCATGTGGAGCGCGAGGCTCCACGGGCTCCCCGGAGATCTCTGGCAGAGGCCATGCAGTCAGCGGGAGTGAATGCCGAGACAGTGGGCAGATCGTACGCGAATGCTCAGGCGCTGCTCTTCGCTCTGGAACGCGGCGATCAGGCCATGCCGGAGGTGATTCAGGGCATCACGGGGAGCGGGTCTCAGCCAGACGCCGTGATTTATGCGGCGGCAGCGGATTTCCTGAAATTCGTGCCTTCCGACTACGCTCGTGAGCTGAATACTGTGGTGGTGGAATGGTATGATGATCCGGCGGCGGCAGAGGACCGCGGGGAGGCTGGAAGCTATAACGGGAGAACGGTGAGACTCAACAAAGCTCACAGACTCACACAGTCTGAGACGTTGTTGAGAAAGCTGATTTTCCACGAGATGACCCACTGGCTGTTGTCGCATCCCTGGAAGGGAGCACAATGGCGGCAGGCTCTGCTCAAGGAGTGGGAGGCGCGCGGTGGGGAGAAAGGTAAATACTTCGACCCATATGCAGCGCAAAGGGACGGCAAAGAGATCGGGCCAGTACATATGGAAATGCTGGCGGGCGCAGCGATGCTGAGCGACGCACTGGGCGGCAAGCATGGCCGGGTGGCGCTGGACATCCTGCGGTTGATGATTACCATGGTTCAAAAGCCATGAAGACGATGACTGCAACATTTCCGGACGGCTCCACTGTGGAGTATGAATACACCTGCGAGGCCATGCCTGACAACGTAAGGGTTTCCGGAAGTCCCCCACACGTGTTTCGGACGCTGCCGCCTCAGCCAACGCGTGAAAGCATGGAATGGCTGGGAGCCACGGTCACGGAAGAGGGCGAGGCGATGGCCTGTTTGCGCTAGGCTATTTTTTCAGCAATGACCATCTCTGTCACCGCCCGCGATACGCTGATGCCTGAGCTGCTGCAAAAGCTGCGGGGCATGGATGCCGGGCCGCGCCGCGAGGCGATGGCGGCTGTGGGCGAGGGCCTGAAAAGCATGGCCAAACGGGCCTTCAATACCAACCCGGCCCTGCGGCCTACAGCATGGCCGGCGAAAAAGGACGGCACCCCGAGCACATTGCAGGACAGCACGCGGCTGAGGCAAAGCGTGACGGTGACCAGTGTCTCGCCGGAGCATGTGAGCATCGGCAGCGATGCGCTGTATGCACGCATTCACCAGCTCGGGGGCAAAACAAAGCCGCACGATATATTCCCCAAGAACGGCAAGGCACTGGCCTTTAAGAGCGCGGGATACAAGCTCTTCGGGATCTCGTCACTTGGAGGGAAGCCGGTAGTGCTGAAGATGGTGAGGCACCCCGGGAGCGATATTCCGGCGCGGCCTTACCTGCCGTTCGACGCTAATGGCCAGCCAACGCCGCAGGCAGATCGCTTGATCCGGACGATCCTTCGTGCGAAGCTCGGGCTGACGGAGGAAGGCAGTCGCGAGGGGTTGAGGTAGAAGAGAGTGCGCGCAGAGCGCGGGTGTCCTGCGGAATCCGGAGGCCGGAGTAGAGGTCCCGCGTGCCCAGCAAAGCGAAATTAACTCCAGTCAAACCAGCCACCGCGCCAGTCGCGGTAGGCCTGTGCCGCAGCAGCGGCGCGGCTCTGGTTGGCAAGCCGACGGAGCTGCTGCTGCTCAAGTGGGGTCGCAACGAGACGGCGGAAGGTCTGTTCATTGTGAATGAACGCACGCTGGCCTGCCTGACGGCGAATCAGCGGCTTCTGCGTCGCGAGGAGGTCTATGGCGACTTCGAGCACGCCAGTGTGCCCGAGAATCCTGAGGATCACCCCATGCCCTTTGCCTCCAAGGGAACTCCGGAAGTGCGCCGCGGCATCGGCCTGCTGGCGGCCCGGGTCGAGTGGCTCAAGGGCAGCACGGAAGTGCCAGACCCCTACGGCGATCTGAGCGCCGCGCCGATCTATGATGAGGCGACGCGCGAGGTGATCGGGCTGCACAGCTATGCCCACTGCCGCCATGGCGCTGCCGATGGGGCGACCATCGCGGATTCGCTGCGGGCCGGACTGCAAAAACTCAACGCCCGCGTAGCCACACTTTCTAAATCCCTGCTCCAAACGCCCACACCTACAGCCTCACAGCCTCACATGAATCCCGAAACTGAACTGCTCTGCTCACTCTACGCACTTCTTGGCATCACTTGCCCGGAAAATCCGACCGCCGAACAACTGGCCGCTGCCGCGGAAGAAGCGAAGGCGAAACTGGCATCCAAACCGGGCGATGCTGCGGCAATGGCCGAATTGAGCGCAAAACTTACCAAGCTCTCCGCCGATGTCGAAACCCTGCGCTCGGAAACCAAGCAGGCCACAAAGCTGGCAGAGATGCAGGCGATGATCGAAGAGGCCTGCGGCCTTGGAAAACTTATAATGCTCTCCGCGAAACAACTGCTGGCGCTGGAGAATGAGGAGAAGGGATCGGCGAAAGCCTATCTTGAATCCCTGCCCGAAGGCGCGGTGCCGATCTCCAGTATGGTGCCTGCGAAGTTGAGCCGCACACCGGGCCTCGCCGGGCGGCGCGATCCTCAGGAGATTCAAGCCCTCCGGGATCAAGGCTTCAGTGAAGCCGAGATTGCCGAAATGAAGTGAGCCCCCCCCCAACCTAACACCCGGAACTAATCACTATGGCCGCATCCTCCGCATACGATTGCTCACGCTACACCAGCAATGCCTTTCAGGCCGTGCCGGTGTATAACGCCTCCGCAACTACCATCTACGCAGGGACTCTCGTGATGGCAAACAGCAGCGGCAAAGCCCTGCCTGCCACCCCCACGGCCTCTGTGACCTTTCTCGGTGTGGCCCGCAAAACCGTCGAACAACCGGCCTCCGGGTCTCTCACCGTAGATGTGGGGCAAGGCGTGTTTTCCTTCGAAAATAGCGCCTCGGCAGCCCTGACCGCCGCCTATGTCGGGAAGCCCGCCTACTGCGAAGACGATATGACGGTCAAGAACGCAGCCGGAACGAACGGCTTCGCTGTGGGCATCTTCCTCGGGTTCGACCCGACCACGGGCAAATGCATCGTGGATACCACCCGCCGCGCCTAACGAATATACACCGCCCAAGAAGGGCCGCCGGGGACACATTGGCAAGGAGCCAACCGGCGGCCCGCCTTTACCCACTCCCAACTGATCCCACGCCATGTCACTCATTCTCTCTCAAGGTTACCTCAACGGCCTCTCAAAAGGCTACTCACGAAAATTCGGCAACGGCCTCGCGGCAGCGCAAGCGGCTGGCGGCATGCTGGTGTCTCTGGTCTGCGATCCGGAGAACTCTGAAGGCTTCGCCAACATGCAGTATGACATTGATACTGGCGTGCTGCTGCTGGAGGAAATCACCGATACCGGAATGCAGCGGGCGCAGAATCTGGACAGCATTTCCAAGACGGTGGACAACAAAGAGTTCAGCCGCCTCATCATGCTGCATCGCGCGAAGCTCGAACGGCGACAGGCTCAGGTCTATAACCGGCAGTTCACCGGAGCGGGCAAGGCTGTGGCCTTAACTCAAGAGAAGCTTCTCCGCTCCCGCCTGACTGGCGGGTTCAGCGGAACCAACCAGATCTTCTACGCGAGCGGCAGCGATGCCAAAAAGGGCTCTGCAAAGAGTGAGACCTTCTATAACGCGATGACGAAGAAGTTCAGCACCGCGAACTTTGACTCCGCGCTGGAGACACTGCAAAGTCAGAGTGATACCGAGAAAAACCCGCTGGGCTACGGCACTTCACCGGAGAATACCATTCTGGTCGTGGGGCCAAAATACCGCAAGACCGCGCAAAAGTGCGTAGGTGCCACGCGCGTGGATGGCGGCGACGACAACGTAAACGCCGGGATCTGCAAACTGGTGGTGTGGGGGCAGCTCGTGGGCGACTACGCGCATCACTGGTTCCTGTTCGACACCTCAGTCGAAAAGCCCGGGGTTGTGCAAAACGAGGTCGCGCCCGCCTTCTACATGCAGACGAACCCGCAGGACGGAACCGTGATGCAAACGAACCGCTACATGAGCCAAATCTACTGGCGCGGGAACATTGACATCATCAATCGGCAGGCCTGCTACGGCTCGACCGGAGCTGATGCGGCATAACCAATCCTCCTCTGGGGGCGCGGGTGTGGAATTCGACCAGAGCCCGCCCGCGCCTGACAGTGGAATGGAAAGTCTAAAGGCTGAAGGCTAAAACAGTATGGCGACGGCTTACATCACCCGCGAAGAACTGACAGGCCGGATGCCTTTGGAGGACATCACGGCGGCCCTCTCGGACGGTGGCAGCAGTGACCCGGATGATGTGTGGGAAATGCTGGCAGACAGCGTGGCGGATGAGATCAATGGACTGCTGGCACCGCGCTATGCTTACCCCTTTGCGGAGCCGGTGCAGCCCACTGTCAAGACGGCAGCGCGAACGCTAAGCCTGTATGCGCTCTTCAGCCGCCGCGGTCTCAACGGCGACAGCAACCCCATGAAAGATGAAGCGGCTACGATCCGAGCCCATCTGAAAAACATAGGAGCCGGGAAAATCCTCCTGGATGCCGGAAGCCCGCCCCCCGCCACTCCCCCCGCAGGCCGCGGGCCACTGGCCGTCAAAGGCCCGGGCATTGTGGCCAGCCAACTACCGGGCCGCATGCCCGTCTAACCACTCCAAGCCATGACAGAGCAAGATCAATTTGACGCAGACCGCCGCTTTCTGAAGGCGGCATTGCATAACCTCCCCAGCTACGCAGCGACCGCACGGATGGTCGCGGCAGCACTGCAACGGATTCGCGGCAAGTCCGCGGAATGCACGGCGAGAGGGCTCGACCCCGCCGCTGTCGAGGCGGCCCTGCAAGCACTCGCCGGGGCTTGCACTCCCGTCGCCGACAGCGCACCGGGAACGGCCCCCGAACCGCAGGAAGCCTAAGCCATGACTGCCGCCTCGCTGCTCACTGTGCTCAAGCCCGCTCTCGCCGAGATGTTCGGCACGGGCTGGACGGTCAGTGTATCGGATGATGAATGGACGGCACTGCAATACCTGGGAGAACAGCCGGACGGCGTAAGAGCCGTGATGCAGGTAACAGACTACGTGCCGAACAGCCCGGAGCTTCGCGGACTGGCGGGCACACTGACCGGCAAGATCACGGTGCAGATCCCTCGCGGTCTGGGCCGCGATGAACTCGATGCTGCGGTGAAGCTCCTGAACGCCGAAGAAAAGGCCCGCCGGGCCTTGCTCGCCATCGTGTTTCAGATGCCCGGAGATCCCGACTGGCCTGCGGACTGGACTGAGCCGCAGACTCCCACGCATCCGGAGATCGGACGATTCGTCCTGACCGGAGCCGGTCCCTACCGCCCGCCTGATCCATCCATCCTTCTTCAGCATCCCGCGCGGGAAGTCCGCTGGGCTCTGCCCTTCGCCTTCCGCGAGCCTAACAACGTCAAACGCATCAACCTTGCCCTGAGCAGCGGCAACTAACCCATCTCCACCTCCCACTCTTATGCCCTTCGATTTCACAGCAGATACGGACACGATGATCCTCACCGGCGCACAGCAGGCATGGCAGGGCGGCAGCAGCCCCACTGGCAGCCGCTACCTGTATGGCACGGCCGCGCTCGGTCAGGATGACTACGGCATTATAGTCAACGGCACCATCAATACGAAAGGCGACAAGGTTCAGGTCAAAGGCGCGGGCGGCGCGACTCTTGCGCGCGGCATTGTAGACCCCGGCTGGGAGGGGAAATTTTCGATTCTATTCCCTGTGGATGCCCCACGCCCCAAGCAGGGCTATCCCCTCGGTGTGCTCATACCCGATGATACGGATGGCGCACTGGCCGGGGTGTTGCTCATCATTCAGGATTTCTCCATCAAGTGGGAACAGAGTGGCTGGCGAATGCTCGACATCGAGGCCATCCACGACAAGGCCATGCTGGCCAGCGGAGTGTTCTGGAGCTACAACGTCGAACAGGACGGCTCTCTGGGCACCAGTATCGCCGTCTGGGACTGATCTGATTACTTTTTCCGGAGGACACTATGCTGATCGCCGACTCCTACGGGGACACGATTCTCACTGCGCTCTTTGGCGGTGGCACATGGGCCGTGACGCCGATAGACCGCGACGCCGATCTCTACGACGGCAATCCGTTTGATAGTGGCGCGGGGCTGAGCGGCAGTGCCTATGCTCCGTTCGAGTATGACACGAACGATCTGCTGTGGACGGCTGCCACCGCGATCAATGGCGGCGTGGCGATGGTGAATAGTGCAGACTTCGATTACCCGACAGCCACTGCCAACTGGGCAACGGCGCGTTACCTCGCCATCACTGCGGGTGGCGCCGGCACTCCCGATCTGGCCCTGAAATTGCCGGAAGATCGAGCGGTGCTGTTGGGGGAAACCCTGACCTTTCCCGCGGGCAGTCTGCGGCTGGAACTCAGCGGCGGCGGCCTGGTAGATGGCACCTATGCCGCGGGCATTCTCGCCCGCATTCTCAACGGCGACACGCTGAGCATCCCGGCTTCGTGGTACCTCAGCCTGTGGCTGGACAATCCATTCAACGGCGGCAGCGAAGTGAGCACGTCCGGGACTGGCTACAGCCGAATCAGCGTGGCGAATGACGGCAGCCATTGGGAGTCCGCAACGGTGCCCGGCAAACGGGCGCGCCGCAACGTGAGCGCACTGCGCTGGCCCGCCAGTGGCGGGGCCACAGGAGCGTATGGCCGGGTGAAGTATGTGGGCCTCAGCTCCACGAGCAATGGGGCGCCCAAATTTGCCCGGCCTCTGCCTGGCAACGGACGGGTGGTAGGGGCGGGGAGCTTCTTCCAGATCGAGGCGGGCGGGCTCGTGATGTCCCTGGGAACGCAGGAAATTTAAGCCCCGCCCTGCGCTATGTCTGAAATCCAAACCGGAGCTGCTGCCCTGCTGATCTTCGGCGCAGAGCCGCTGAAGCTGACTGGGGCTGCGGGCACGGAGCTGATCTTCAGCGGTGCAGTGCAGCCGATCGCGACGGCGACGGCAGAGATCACGCTTGGCGGCAGTGCCGAACCAGTGATCCTGAGCCCGGCGCTTCCAGCGACGGACGCCGCGGCAACGTTCATTCTCTGGGGCAACGAAGATGTGTGGAATGAGGACCGCACACGCACGCTGATGCAGTGGGGTTGCGGGGGCCGGGCGCTGGAATGGGGCTGGCTCCAGGAGGCGCAAGAAACGGAAACCGGTGATTTACAGGTGCTGCCCCATGAAGACGGCAACGCCGCAGGGGTAGTGCTGGGGCTCGAACGCACTGAGCTGGTGTGCACGGCCATTTTTACCCAGCCGCCTTACCCTCGCCGTGGCGATGAGGTGGCGTGGCTTACCGCTGATGGCGATCTGATCACGGCTATCGTGCTGAGCCGCCGGGTGAACTGGAGTAACGGAGCGGCAGCGAGTATGAGCATCGCGGCGACGAAGTATGACGGCCTGCACGACTGATTTTTCCAACCTATGAAACCACCTCCACAACCACAACCCGGCGTCGCTGATCCTGCCGTTTTTGCTAAACTGCTGGCCATGCAACAAGGTATGGCCGCAGCCGCCCAAGTGCGCTCCGATGGCGGGGTGCCTGCGCACATTGATGCTGTGACCCAGCCGGAGACCAGCATGATCGAAGGCGTCGTGATGCACCATTATCCTATGGCGACCTATTGCGCGCTCCGGCTGATGCAGCCGTGGGTTGATGCGCTGGTTTCCCGTGCTGAGCGGCTGCACACTGCTGAAATGGAAAAGTGGCAGCAGAAAGGAATGGGGGCCTCTCCCCCGGAATTCATGCTGCCTGTGGAGATCATGCTGATGCAGGTCTATGCCTTTGCGCAGCCCGAGATCGCATACAAGGAAGCCCGCAGCGGCGAAGGTCCATTGCTGTTGGCGGCGATGCGGTGGAGTGACGCCGTCCTGCCACAAAAAGCACGATGGGAGCTTCTGGGCAAGCTCTACAGGTTTGTGCTCGAACAATGCGGGTTGCTCGACTCGGTAAACCCTCAGGCGCCAGTACTGACCACTCCGGGAACGGTACTGACGGAAACCCCGGGAGCCTCCGAATTACCAGCGGCAGCCACGCCGGATTCGCCATAACTGTGATGGAATTTCTCATGGCAGAATATGGGGCCAGCCGTGCCGAGGCATGGCTGCGCTGGCCACTGCCCGCGGCGCTGGCCCTGATGCCCGCCGCCCTCGAACGCCACGGCAAACAACCCGCTGGTCCCTCCGCTGAACTCCAAGCCTTTATCGCTGCCACCAAGCCATGCCCGGAATAAGCTACAGCATCGGCCTGGACGCCAAAGCCTTCATCTCCGGCATGCGGCGCGTGATGAACGCCACCGACAGCGCGAAAACCGCGATGATCAGTGCGGGCGCGGCAATGGCCTCGGCATTCAGTGGCGTCGGGAGCGCGCTGTGGAAACTGCCGGATCAGATGCGTGCCATCACAGGGATTATGAGCGGGCTGAGTCTGCCGGCAAAACTGGCGGGCAGCGCAGAAAGCACCGCCGTTGCCTTCCGCGTTCTTCTCGGAGACGGACAGAAGGCGGAAACATTGCTTGGCAAGATTCGCACGCTGGCGAATTCGACACCGTTTGAATTCCCAGAACTGGCTGGCGCGGCGCGTAGCCTGGCAGCTTTTGGAGAAGACGCCCAAACCATCCCGGATACGCTCAAGCGCATAGGCGATATTGCCAGCGGCACACAATCCGACATTGGTGGACTGGCGCAAATCTATGGCAAAGCACGGGTAGCTGGCACCTTGTATGCCGAGGACATTAACCAACTGCTGGGACGGGGTATCCCCGTGCTCCAGGAGTTTGCCAAGCAGACGGGACGGAATGAAGCGGCCATCAAGCAGCTGGCCAGCGAAGGGAACGTCACCTTTCCCATGCTACAGGAGGCATTCCGCAGCCTGACGGAAAACGGCGGGAAGTTTGGCGGCATGATGTCCGAGATTGCGGGAACCTTTGAAGGAAAGCTGAGCACGCTGGGAGATAGCTGGAACGGGCTCATGACGACTCTCGGCAAGGGACTCAACGAGGGACTGAAGCCAGTGATGGATGAATTGACCCGCCAATTGGACGGGCAGCAGGGGCTGGCAAAGCAGATCGGGGAAAGCATAGGCTCGGGAATTCAGACCGGACTTCAGGTAATCAAAGAAGGCATAGTTGGAGATGTGCTCGGGTCTCAGCTTAAGGCGGCAGCGCTGGAGTTCAGCGCAGCAATCCTTGAGGGATTGGAGAGAGCTGGGGATTATATTGCTCAGAAGTTGACCGGCGGGACGATTGATTATGTCAAGGCGGGCCTCGAAGAGGCAGGGCTTGCAGAGTTCGAGTGGAAAGGCACCGCCGCCGCCAAGCCCGGCGCGCAGTGGGGCTCCGCCTCGGTGAATGCAGCGGCGGCAGAGGCTCGGGACAAAGCCACCCGCATATGGGGGGGCGTTGAGAGCCGGAGCAAAGCCCCAGTAGAAGATGCGGAGATGCGGAAAAAACTAAACGCGGATCTGACACAAAAATTTGGGGCGAAGGATGCAGCGGTCGAGGCGGCAGACACCCGAGTTAGACAGGGGGCGGCGGGAAAGGGTATGTTTGCGGCGGCGTCCCCGAGCTCTCTTGAATTAACCAAGGTCAGTGGCGGCGAATACACATTGCCTGTAGCGAAGCCAGAGAAGCCAAAGAGTAATCAAACAGCAGGGCATCACAATATGATGCTGAATGATGGTTTCTCGGATGGCCCGCAGAGCTTCAGCTTTGCCCCCGCGGCGGCCCCGCGGCCCCCATCGAAAAGGCAAAATACCGCGCAATTCCGGGCGGCACACGGAGATGGCGGAATGCGCAACCAATTCAGCGGGTTAAACAGCGGTTGGCTCTACGGCCGTGCCCCCAGTGGCGCGGCACTGGACGCCCACACGGGTCGGGCACAGGAGCGGGTAGCCAAAGAAGGCGAAGCGGCGGGAGGGCAAAGAAAAGCGGAAGCGGCAGATCAGGGCCAGCAACGGCGGGATGCCGTGCTGAAGAAGCTCCTGACCGAGGTGAGTGACATCAAAAATTCTCTCAAGAATACCCGCGCCCCAAGCCAATGATCCGCCTGCGAACCAATGCCAACCAGCCGATGTCCGGCGTACGCTACAGCACACCGGACTTGCCCCAGTGGGACGAATGCAGCCGGGTCTACTTGTGCACCGGCGATACAGCAGAACTCGGGGGATTTGAGGAGGGGTCAGCGTTTCCCGGCGCACAGGGTTTTATCGTGAGCGCTCTGGAAACCGAACCGATCCAGACCGGGCTCTACACACTAACACTGCGCGGACTGGGCGTGAAGAAGAAGAGGCACTATGCCCGGACGATCCCCGGTTCCGCCTCCCACGGCGGCAGCAACGTCAAGGTAGCCGGAGTGCCGGGGCCGAATGCCGACGGGAGCTGGCCCACGGTGGACGTATTCGTCCCTGCATTGGGCTTTGAGGTCACCTATGTCGGGGCGGATTCTTACAGCGAAAGCTCCGCCAACAATCCGGCCAGGCTGATTGGCACGGCCGTTACCTCGCCGCTGGTCGTTGCTGGCTTCCCCGCGGTAGCCTTCCCGCCAGCTCCGGGAAACCCATGGTCAACGATTCGGCCAGATCAGGCGAAGCTGCTGTATCCTTTCGGCTGGGTAGTCAGCCGGGCAGACGGCCCCGCGTTGTCCGCAGGCATGGCAGCGA